TTATTCTTCCTCCCCTTCAGTCCCGTACTCTACATCCAACAATCTAACCTCAAGCTCTAAGCTCGTCGTAAAGCCACCATTACTCAGAGAGTGCATAACCTTCGTGATTGTCCATAACTGCTCGTCTATGACGCGCTTAAAGCCTGAAACCTGCACTGGTGTCTCCGGGTAGAGGTCGGCTCGCCCTGTCGCAAGCCTGATAGAAAACTCAGCAACACCACGTTGCAGTTTGTCCCATTTGGCCTGGGCGGCTCGCATGGCCTGCGCTTTGGTTGAAAAAATTGTCGTTAGGGCAAACACGTTGTCATCCTCGCCGACCATGTATTCACCCTCCCTGGCTTCCGGCGTCTTCACCGTTTTTTTCTTCGTTACCGGTTTGGCTTTGGGGTGCTGTAGCGCGCGTAAATGCTGCTCTTTGGGTTTGCGTTTTAACGTAACCTTTTGTTTTTGTGGCTTCGGGTCTTTGGTGTGCAACCACTTTGCCGTAACGCCGGTATATGCCCCACGGTCAGCAATGGAAAACTGATGGCGGTCGCCATCGCTGCGGGTGATCGTGACCTGCGGAATGGCTTTTCCGCTGGCTGTAACCCCACGACCGGCTTTGAGGAACAGCAACTTTCCCGCTTTTACCGAAACCTCACCGCCGTTTCGCTCGGCGAGCCGTGTCAAAAATTTGGCATCCGATTCCTGTGACTGGTCAATATGAGGAATTTTTATTCCGGCCAGCTCGGGTATAACGCTCGACGTCAGTTTGTTACGTGTCGCTATCGCTGCCACGATTTCGCCGAGCGTCTTATCGTGCCAGGACTCTTCCCGACGTGAGTTAAGCGTTCCCCGAAAATCGGCGCTACGGGCGCGGATTGTCACCGTGTCCGGCGCACCATGATGCTCAACCTCATCGACGGTAAAACTTCCCTTACCAAACAACGCAAAGCCTTTCCACCCGAGGTAAAGCGTCAGTACAGCACCGCGTAACGGTAGCTCGACCAGCCCGTCAGCATCATCAAGCTCGATGTCGAGCTGGTCGGCTTCGAAGCCGCGATTGTCTGTCATGGTCAGGCTCATCAACCGGTTACTGATGTTGCCGGTAATATCTTTGCTGTCGAGCATCAGCATAAAATCGGGCGTCAGTACGCCACCCGCATTAAGATTCAGCATATCCAGCATCAGCTAATCCCCACCATGCCAGCCACTGACGAGGCCATATTTCCCGCCTTGCCAATCAGTGATTTTGCCTGTTCGCCGATATCGCCATACAGCGCCGCAAGGGATTCATCCACCCGGGTGAGCGTCAGCGTAAAATCAATTTTACGCGCCGTGCCGTCAGCAAAAAACAGGCTTCCTGTCTCGCTGATATTATTGATGACGTACATACCGTAAATCGTGCCAGTTCCATCCAGTAACGGCCAGGCTCGCCCCTGGTCAGCCATCAGACGAATAGCCGTCATCGTCAGCTTTCCGCCGGTCAACTCAGGGTAAAGCGTCCCGGCCAAGGTAATTTTTTCCTCACCCGGCCCCAGATACTGGAAAGAATCCCGCTTACCTACGCGGGAGTTTGACGGCCACCGATATTCGGCATCGCGTTGCATCGTCTGGTGTGGCAACGTCTGGCGCATAAAAACAAACATACCGAGTGCGAGCATCATTTTTCGTCACCTCCTATCCATCGTGGTTCATGCTGGCACGCTGGCGGGCGCGTTTTTCACGCTCAAATTTTTCTAGCGCATCTTGTAGCTGGCGATCGAGCTGAGTGCCGTTACCGCCACCATCAACGGAAATGTGATACTCGCTTTTACTCTGGTCGATGTAAGAACGTCCGGCGGGTGCAGTGACGGGTTGATATGCCTGATAGCCGCTATAAGTACTAGTAGCCGGGATATAAGAGTTACCCTGCGTGGCTGCATTTGCTTTTTCGGCAGTCTGGTCAAGCGTGCTGGACTCTTTGTTGATTATGCCGAGCTTTTCAAGCACCCAATCGATACCGCTGCGCAGCTTATTGAATGCTGTAAGCGGTAACGTAAGAGCATCAGCCAGGCGCTGACCAAACAACACACCGGCATCACGAAAACTGTTTAAGGTTTCCTGCGATGATTTGACCGGCGCGATCAGGTTGTTAAACCAGTCCCATGCGGCTTTAAGTTTTCCGCCCAGCCAGTCAAACATCGGTTTAAGCGGTGCAAATAGTTCTGCTACTGGCGCAAAGACCGTGCGCAATCCTTCCATCACGCCGCCAAAAAACGCGCTGATGGGTTCCCAATATTTACGGATGAGCAATGCCCCGGCCACTATTGCGGCCACGACAGCAACAACCGGCCAGGAGATCGCGCCAATTGCAGTAACGACGCCACCGGCCACCGTAGTAAATACGGTACCGAGCGCCGTCGCAGCGGCGATGATGGTATTTACACCGGTTATCACCGGCCAGGCAATCAGCCCAATAGCCCCAATCATCCCCACGACCCCGATCGCCACAGCGGTAATCACCCCCAGCGTCTGCGCGAGCTCTTTATTTTGCTGGATCCATTTATCAAGTTTGAGCACGTAGCCGGTAGCTGTTTGCACCAGTTTTCGTAGGGAGGACTCCTGCTGGTCAAAAAGGTCAGTACCTACAGCCTCATATGCCGACTGAAACTCTTTAAAGTCTCCGCCGAGGTTGTCCTGCATAACCTTAACTAGTTCCTCCGTCTTACCGTCAGAGGCTTTAAATGCAGCAGTGAGCTTGTCCAGCTTTCCTGATTGAGCCGCGTTCATCAAAACAGCGGCGGCAGAGCTGGCCTCTTCACCGAAGATCGTTTTCATGTATTCAGCGCGCTGACCGGTACCCAGCTTATTTTTTTCAAAACTGGCCTGCATTTCCTTCAGGATGGTAAATATCGGGCGGGTATTCCCTTTACTGTCTGCCGTTTTAACCCCAAGCTCTTTAATCGCCGCGTAGGCTTGCCCGGTCGGTGCCTGTAATCGACTTAAAATAGCACGGCTACCCGTACCAGCCATTGACCCCGTAATTTTCGCATCATGTAGGGCTCCAACCATTGCAGCGGCTTCCTCAATACTGACACCGGCATTTTTCGCCACCGGCGCAGCATATGTCAGCGCATCACTAAGCCCGTCAAAATCTGCGGCGGTTTTATTCATTGTCATCGACAGGACATCACCGATGTGAGAGACCTGATCGTTAGTGAGCTGGAACGCTGATTTCATCCCCATCAGCAAACCGGCGTTCTCTTCCATTGTTCGACGGTTAGCAAGCGCCATATTAAGTGTGACGGGCGTCGCCGCCTGAATCGCCGCCGCGTCTCCGCCTGCTTTTGCAATGATAATCTGAGCACCGGCCGCATCATCGGCAGAGGCGGCTGTATTGTCACCCAGCAGTCGGGCCTGCTTTCGCAAAGCCGTCATTTCTGCGGAGTCTTTCGCCACGCCGAGTACAGCCTGTAACTCGGAATTTTTCTGCGCAAAATCATAACCCGGTTTCATCAGCGCAACACCGGCCAGCGAGCCGGTCGTCGCCATACCGACACCGGCGGCCCCCATTGCAGCCGCATTTCCGGCCAGCTCCTTACCGGCCTGATATCGCTGCTTAACCGCGTTGAGCTTTGCCTGTTGCGCGCTGACCCGCGCCAGCGCTTCACGCTGACGATTGAGCTGCGCCGTCGTTTCGCTGATGCTGGTTTTTAACCGACGCTCGTCTGCCGCCAGGGTGCGAGTATTAATTCCCGCCTGGCTGAGTTCCTGCCGCTGGCGCTGTACGACCTGCCGCAAGCTGTTGTGTTTGAGCTGGAGCGCGGCGGCACTTTTGCGGGCGGCATCCATTGCCTGCGCCTGCGCGCGCGTCGGCTGTTCAGTATTTCTAAACTGGATCGCCAGCGCGGCGGCTTCCTGTTTAGCTTTCTTCAGCTCCTGACCGGTAACGGCGAGTTGCGCGCTTGCCTTGCGAAACCCGTCAATGCGGGATGCCTGGCCATTCAGTTCACGCAGCGATTTTTGAGTGTCCCGGATATCACCAGACAGCGTTTTGCTCGCTGTCTGGATGGATTTAAACGGGCGGGTCGCCTGGTCAACAGCCTTGAGTAATACCTGCAATTTAACGTCGTTACTCATTCGTGTTTCCGCTTCGCTGTAGCGCTTTTTCGCGCCAGGTGGTGAGCTCGGTCAGGCTCATGGGATATAACTCTGATGGCGGCCAGTGAAAAATCACCGCGATATCCGCCATCAGGTCATCGACCGACATGTCTTTCGGGAAATCTACCGTTCCGAATTCGGTGACAAAAAACCGACCACCTTGCCGGATAGCGCGACAAGGTCAGGCCATTCGAGTTTCGCAACTTCCTGCTCTGTCATTGACGGCATAGTCATACGCGGCAGCACCTTAATCATTGCGTCGACTTCGGCGTTTGCGACTGCTGCCAGACTGACACCGCGCAGGGTTCCGGCATCCGGTTTTAACACGGTGATTTTTTCGATGACCTGCTCGCCGCGTTTGATGGGGTTTTCCAGGGTGACGATGTTTTCTTTGCTCATGAGTTTCTCACTATTTACGGATTCGGGGTTAACCGGCCAGACATGCTGGCCGGGGAAAAATTACAGGCCGATATTGCGGCGGTGCTGGTCGAGTCGGTCGACGCCGTTCACCTTCTCAATCATGTTGAGGACGTCGATTTCTACCAGCTCTTTACCGTTCATGGTCAGCTTGTAGTACGTGCAGACCAGCGATAATTTGCTGTTGGTATCCTCGCCCTGTTTGCTCTCGCCGTTATCGACTTCCTTCACCTTGAAACGGGTCTCAACTTCCACCGCTACGGTTTCGCCGGTATCGTCCCGCTGGTAAGAGCCTGCATAGCGCAGTAGCGTCCCGGTACCGACGGCACCATAAAGCGACCAGATCGCATCATCAGGGAAGCCGCCGAGGGAAATCTCCATCGCCAGCGCGTCATCGTCGAGGCCGAAATCGACAGGGGCTGAGCCTGACATCCCGCCGCCCCGGTAATTTTCCAGCTTACGGGTCAGCTTTGGCAGGGTGACGGACTCGATAACGCCGAGATAGCTGACGCCATCCAGAAACGTGTTCAGATATTTGAGCTTGCGCGGCATTGCCATTGGTCAGGGCTCCTTAATTGCTGTTTACCGATGACACCAGATTCGCCAGGTATTTATCGGTAATGCGCTGGCGTAGCGTCAGGTTTTCGAGAGGGGGAACCGGCGTATAGTCGTAATCGATATACAGTTTCCCGGCTTTGAGGGTCGCCGCGTCGTTGGCCGATTCATCAAACCAGCAGGTCGCATCGACGATATAGCCCGCCGTTTTCATCTCGCGGAATTTCGCATTGATACCCGCAACGATGTCCTTAATCAGCGTGGCAGTGATCGGCTTGTCGACCGCCCACATGTGACCAGCGGCCATTGTGTCAGCGATAACCTGCGCGGTGCGGGTGTAGTTCTCGAACAAGAACAGCGGGTTATCGGAGCAGCAGCGGTTGCCCCAGAAGCGGAAACCGTCTTTACGAATGAGCGTGGTAACGCCTGCCTCGTTAAGCAGGTCGGCATCGGTGCCGGATTCCTGCAAATCCCAGAAGACCGACGCGCTGATGCCGGTGACACCATTCACGCCAACGTTTGACAGGGTTTTATGCCAGCCGGTGTCCTGGTCGATTTTGGCGCGCAGGCCCAGGGCGCGGGCGGTCGCCCAGGCGGTTTCGGTCGCGTTAGCCGTGGTATCCCATGCCAGAAAATCCGGCCAGATAACCATCAGCTCGCGCTGGCTGAAATTCTCGCGATAGAGCATCGCCTCGGAAATGGTCTGGCAATTCCAGGCGCTGATATAACCAAAGGCGCGGAGCTTCTGACAAATCGGCGCGAGCGCGGTCGCCACTTCGAGGGAATCGAGGCCCGGCACACCGAGGATGCGCGGTTTAACGCCGGTTACAGCCTCCGCCGTGAGCAGCGCTTTCAGCCCGGTGTAATTGCCGCTTTCGTCGGTGCCGCCGATGATGTTGGAAATAGTCTGGGCTTCGGCATCGTCGCCGGTACCTTCGGCAACGCGCACAACGACAATGACCGGTTTCGACTGGTCGGCGATCGCCTGGAGGGATGCGGCCAGGGTGCCTTTTGTACCCGCTTTAGCGATGGCGCTTTGCACGCTGGTAATCAGTACGGGCTTATTAAGTGGGAAGGTGGCAGCATCGGCATCGCTGGCCGTGCAGACCATGCCGATAATAGCCGTTGATACGGTAGAAATGACGCGGGTGCCGTCGTTAATCTCGACAACCTGGACGCCGTGATGAAAATCGCTCATCCGTTTAACTCCGTGGTTAAGGGTGAGCATTATTTTCAGTCGTGGGGGAAGGGGTGACGAGTCATCCCCGCTGTAACAGGGACAGTACAACAGGAATGACCGTCACAGGTCAGGCAACGCGGCTCCAGCACATCAGCAGGGTGTGAGCTTCAACCACGCTGAACGATTTTCCTTCCCCGAGGTTGGCGGTTTTACCGCTGGTCGTGTGTTTGTGCGGAGGCATATCGACAATATGAGCATGGTCTTCCGCCTCATCCGTGTAATTTCGGGTCCGGCGGCTGTCGTTATCCGAACCGACAACATAATTATCATCCCAGACCTCACCCGGGGCGAGCATCCCGCCCCTATGTTTATGCCGTCCTGCCTGCCTGGTTGTCAGCTCTTGGCCCGCTAACTCGCTGGTTTCGCCGCTCACATCAATCTGAACGGCGGGCAGGTTGGCGCGTTCAATGGTCACGGTATCGCTGCCGCCTGTAGTGGCAACGTCCGAACCGTCAGCCTTGCCGACACGAATCGTTTTGTTTTCGCCAGTATAAACCCACCGTGACCACGGATAACGCTCGTTAGGGTCAATATTTTGCGCATAAAACTTTACAGTACCGACAGGGTTATCCAGATCCCACGATGAACGAATAGCCGCACGGATGGCAGCTCTTACCGCTGCAGGGGTTGCGGCTATTGTTTCATCATCACTGTCAATTGCGTTGCTCAGTCGTGTAAACCCTTTATCGTTCAGCGTGGCATCAGGGTGATTTCGCGATTGTGCGTGCTCACTCAGTTGCTCATCTGCATAGTCTTTCGCTTCATTCCTGACAGATATCACATCCTCAACTGTAGCCAGTACAATTCCGGGGTCCGTCAGTATCTCGATGCCTTCAGTGCTGCTGACCGCGAGCCAGATTCTCATTATGGTAAATCGCCCTGACCCCTCAGCCAGTAGCGGCTTGTATGTTTCAGGGACGCTGGCGACAGCCATACACACGCCCTCATCATCGAAAAGTGCCGCTTCTCTTATCGTGAAGCCGCCGGTTTCCGGGGGGATTATCATTTCAGCAATAATGATATTTTTATCATTATCGGGAATTTTCAGACTATTAAGCTGAGTTCTGAAAGACTCGTTAACCAGGCCTGTTTGATTTTCTTCTGGTGACACGATAATGCCGCCACCGTCTCCGACAGCCATCGCGGAAAAAATAATTTTCTCACCGGCAATAATGGCACTGGCTATTTTCTCGCGACCGGCGCGGGTAATTAACGATAAATATTTTTTACTCATACTCGGCCTCTTACCGGTGAATTATGTGGCGATAAACTGGATCTTTTAATTTTCTCCGCGAAAGCCTGATGTGACAGGGCGATCCCACCGGCTTACTCAGCTCCCTGGCTTAATTCCTGGCTATCAAAGTTCATCTTCAGTGATAACTCTGCCTCATCCAGCGGGTTTCCTGCTCCGGAGTAACTGAACATGTGATAATGCTCTCCTGGTGTTACTGAATCACCCACATACACATCGAACAGCACCTGCGCTCCTGCATCTGACAGGCTTACCAGGCGCTTTGCGGAATAGGTCACCTCTTTGCTGACCGTAACCAGCTGGCATGATGCCCCCAGCTCAGGATACGAAACCAGTTCTTTGACTTCTTTTGTTACTGTGAACGACATAATTTTCTCCTGCTTATTCCGGCTGGCTGGTCTGACTGACTGCCAGTTGTTTAGAGCCGCCTTTGCCTGTGACGTTTACCGTCAGGAGCCCTGATGAATATGTCCAGGCGATATCTATCTCGGCGGCATTATTGATTTGTGAAAATGTCTCCACCAGATATCCATTGATGAATCTCAGTATTTTGTATGCAGGGAACTGAAAACCTCCATTGGCGGCTATCTGAATCTCACCGGACTGCGTGGTTATCTTCAGGGTTTTTGTCGCGCTCGCTGACATGGCATTTTCATGAAGGTATTTCTTCAGGAAGCGGACGCGCTTAATCACAATATCCGCGCCGTTATTTGAGCGTGAGAAGTAAATACCGTTTGAGGAGCCAGCAATTCCTGTCACGAACTCCACCCGCATTTTTCTGGGTGTCGTTGACAGCGTGAAAGTTGTCGAGACTTTACCTGTCCCGGAAACAATACCGCCGAAAGTGAAGTCTTCAGTACCGCTGGCGCAGTATGCCTCCACCTCGATAATGTATGATTTCTCCGGTTCAAACAGTCCCGATGAGGCAGCATAGCTAAAAATGCCGGTGCTGGCGAAACCCGCCATCAGCACCATTTCATTACCGCGGGCACGCAGATAATCAGACAGCAGGTTTCCGTAGAGAGAGGTGCCGAACGCGCCGACATTCAGCCCATTGATAACATCAGAAAACTGTCCCTCTGAGGTATACCCGTTCCATTTACCGAAACGTGGCCCTTTAAAGACAAACGAGCACGGCTGCTGCTGATTATACAGAAGCGGAACACTGTCCACCGTCGCACCAGTCTCATCAACCAGCGTCAGGGCATTTGACCCCAGGCCGACATTAGAACCCACCGTTGAGACATCAACGATTTCTCCGTATGTCTGACCTTTCGGTTGATATTTGTAAACAAAGTTTTTGGCTTTTGAAAAACCATCTATCCGGTTATCCCTGAGAATAGTTGAGTAACGACCCGCTGATACGTTACCCGCATAGGATGGAGCATCCACATCTGTCGCATCAATAAACCCTATGAGTGCTTCCCTGTCTGTCCCTGTGGCCTGCTCCAGGTAGTTATCATAAATACGGGCGTGACGGGCCGTGGTCTTAACCATGATGCAATTTGGCGATCCGGCATGCAAAATATCGTTGTGGTGTATTTCATTTTGAGAACCGAATGTGCTCGCGCTTAATTCCAGCACCATGTAACGCCAGCCATTTCTGATGCGGTTATGGGCTATTTTATTCAGGTCGCAGCCGTTCAACAGCAGGTCAATATCAAAGTTTGCTATTTCACAAAACTCAATGGCACCATCAAACATTTTGGACCATGACACGCCAATTCCGACACCGTTCACCCTGGGGCTGATATGGCATAACCGGACAACCGGATGCATTCCAAACGGGACATTTGAAACGGCCGTGTCGTCCTTAATGATTGCTGTGCGTTCGTCATTAAAGCGGACAGGGTAATCGCCGACCAGCCCCAGATTGATAATCTGCGGCATCCTGACCTGTCCGGTAGATGAGTCGTCGGTATACCAGAAACAGCCCCCCCCTTCGGAAAGGCATATAACCCGCGTATAGCAATATGGTGAAAAGTTTGGCGCGCCCTGTCCTTTGATAATCTGCCCTTTCCGGGTCTGAACAGGTTGCGAAAAATAAATGTCGCCCATTTTCAAATCGACATGCAGCCCTTTATTGAGCAGCGACTGCACCAGCTGGTAGTTATATTCCGCGTTTTCGACACCACTTTTTGTCAGTGGTGTGACAAACTTAATGGCATCCTGTGCCGTTTCTCCGTGTTTAAGATAAAGCAGTGTGCCGCCGGATTTATCACCCGTCGCTCGCATTTCTGTGCGCAGATGCGCATCGGAGGTATACGCCCAGGCACCCGCGCCTGCTCCGCCGGTGCTTTCAGGCGTGCTGTCAGCCGGGACAACTTTAGGGAAATCACCTGTCCAGACCATCCGGTAATTTCCGTAAAGGATTTCATCCCGCGGCGAATCCAGCACAGCACCCTCAGAAAAAGTTTTCACTGCGCTTACCTTTCCCGATAAGTCCCCGAGCGCCTCATCCGTTGCTTTCTTAAGATACCGCGTGCGATTCGCAAGAGCCTTTAATGGACGGTTGGCAACACCATCCTGACCGCCGGAAACCCGCTCATTTCTTGCGATAATGGCTATTTCATCTTCCCACGATGGCGATTCAATCATATTCGTCATAAATGTCACCTGTAACCAAAATTCCCATCGTGAAAAATCACGCCGTTATAGAAAATACCGTCTTCTGGCTCGTACTCTTCGGGATAAATACTGATGATTTCCCCGGCAAAAGAGGCGGAACCAATATGAATATCGCCCTTCACTTTGGAGGCGATATTGAACTGCACCATATGTCTGCTGACCGGCTTTGCATCACTAACTAGCCTGAATAGCTCATCAAGCATTTTTGATGTGAGTCCAATATCATTCACATCGACCTCAAGCCGAAATGTCCCCGCCGGGTCGGCCACTTCCCACCACTCCGCGATTGAGAAGCAATAACCCATCTTTTCAACCACCCGTCGGATTGCCGCTATCGTGCCTTTTTGCTGATGAAGCCGGAATGACTCGCTGATAACCGTTCGCTTTTCCTGTTCACTCCAGCTTTCATCCCAGCTGTCAACGGAAAATGCCCACGCCAGATACGGCAGAAAACCAGCCGGGCATTTCCACGGATTCCACAGGTCACGCAGCGGGACGGATAAATCACTGATGACGGCGCACGCTTCGGCGGCTCGCTGTTCCAGCACCGACGACCCTGTCGCCATCAACGAGTTATTCATCTGAGCCCCCGATAATGACACTGGCTTTCGTGCAGTATGCAGCCTGCGTTTTATCCAGCACCACATCAGCCAGCGGTTCGCGGAGCTCAACACGCTGAACCCCCTGCACATGTAATGCGGCGTAGATTGCTGACATTCGAATGTCACGACCGAGGCGGCGCTGTTGTGTGATATACGCAGTTAACTGCGCTTTTGCAGCGGCAAGAATCGGCTCGGTCGCCGGGCCGGGGTAAACATAGAGCACCGCGTCGATCGCGTAATTAACGATTTCAGCTGACACAACCGTCAGGCGGTCAGCAACCGGGCGTACACTCTCATCATTCAGCGCGGCACTGACCGCCTGCAATAAATCATCCGACGCGGTGCCGTCACCTTCCCGCGACAGCACCGCGATAGTGACCTCAGCCGGTGCCGGGCTGTTCGCCGAGGCATCCGCGACACGACCATCAGCGCTCAAGGCGTGAAATTCATAGGCACCGGTTGGCCCGGCCACACTCATACCCTCAAAAGCAGCCGGTACGCGCTGGCGTAAATCGCTGTCAGACTCCATGACCGCCGCCACCGGCGGGATTTGGGTATCGTCACCGGGGGTGATGACCAGGCGCTCAACGTTATTATTTGCCGCGAGCTGGTCTAGGTCGTTTTTGATGGCATAGGCCACCATTCCGGCTTTTGCCGCTTCGTTGATACGCTGGCGTAAAATCACTTCCCGGTACGCGTTCTCTTCCAGAAATTTCACCAGTGGATCTGACTCCAACGTCAGCGTCCTGGCGATCGCTTCCTGCTCGTCTTCCGGGTACAGTGAAATCAGCGTCGCTTTGCGCTCGGCGAGGATGGCTTCAAAATCCAGCGTTTCCACCACATCAGGCGCGGGGAGCTGGCTCAGGTCGATAACTGCCATAGGTTCAACTCACAGGGATGGTTAAAGAAAGGCTCTCGCCGGTATCGGTGATTTGGCCGGTCACGTCGACGACCATCTGTCCGTTAAACTGCCGCTCTGTGGTGATGCTGGTCAGCCTGATGCGCGGTTCCCACTTCAGGATCGCCATGTAGCACGCCGCCATAATTTGCAGCTCAAGCGCCGGGGTCTGAGGCTGGTCAATCATCTGCGACAACAGCGAACCGTATTCACGACGCATGACGCGAGAGCCGACGGGCGTGCGCAGAATATCCCCGATGCTCTGGCTGATATGGTCAACGTCAGAAATGCTTTCACCGGTCGTGCGGTTCATGCCGAGATAACGCGCTGTCATAATGGTTCCCCCGTCTGTCCGCCGCTGTCGCCAGGGTGTCTATGGGTGTGGAGCACCTTGCCGTTAGAAGAGAATGAGCCGCCGCTGTGCTCGATATCACCAGACATCTTGCCGCCTTGCTTCACCTCCAGCGTGCCGGTCGTGAGCTTGTTGGTACAGACCACTTCCGGTGTATCGAGGGTGACGCGGGTCTCGGCTTTTACCAGCACCACCGGCACGCTGACGGCAACCGAATCGGATGCGGTCACATCGGCGGTTTTAATGCCGGTGACGGTCAGCGCGCCGGTTTCCGGCTCATAACTCATAACGGCACCGTCGGGAAACTCAACGTGCCAGGCATCCGCCGAGGCCGACGGAGCGGGGTTGTCATCGGAATAAATACCCGGCAGCACAAAGGCGGTATCGAGCTCACCGCCCACGGCCAGAATCATCACCTGCTCACCAATGGAGGGAGCCCACCAGGTGCGCGAGCGCCCGGCCCGGTGCGTCAGCCACTGGAGCCAGTCGGTATAAATGCCGCCGGTCTGCACGCGACAGCGCCCGGCGTCGACGTCAGTTTCGACGACGATGCCGGTGCGGATCATGTTGCGTATCGCGCGGGCGAGTTCCTGGATAGATGCGAGAGTATTCATAGGGGAAAGGATGCCGCCGGGGTGTTCCGGCGGCAATCTGCGGGCGTTTTGCCCTGGCTGGCACAACGTTAATCGGCGAGGTAGTCGATAATGACGCTTTCCACAAGCTGCCGGTCTTCGTCGGTAAAGCCCAGGAGCTGGCGCTGTGGGTACTCGACGGCGGCGCTTTTGGGGGATGGCTTATCTTTAAGTCCGAGTTGATGCACGCGGGCGATGCGCTGCACTTTCCCGGTAAATTCCACCATCGCCGCGCTTTCGTTACCGCTCGCTTTCATATAGCGGTTGGTTCGCAGTTTCGCGAACATCTCGCGCTTAATCCGGCCTTGCTTCGCCCTGACGGGCTGGCGCTTACGCGGGGCAAAGGGCGAACCGTCCGGCGCTTTCTGCGATTTAATGCGCTGCTGTTGCCGCTGGCGCAGTTTCTTCGCAATGTCGGCGGTCATCCGACGCCGCCCCGCGGGGGAAAGGGCCGCTATCAATCCGGCGAGCTTGTCCTCAAAGGGTTTGAAGTCATTCATCCCATTTACTCACCCGCTCGCCATTACTCCACATCTCAACAGGGCGTGTCACCGGCTCCGGCGGTGGCGGCTCCGGGATGTTCTCAACGTACATTGCGCCGTCGGCCTCTTTGACCAGCGTGCGCTCGGTCAGCAACAGGCTGATGCTGACATCGAGGCTGCTGTCGTTATTAATGTCAGCGTACCAGACAAACCCCTTTTTTCTTCCCTCGTCGGTTGTCATGATGTCCGGCTGATTGACGCGCAGCCAGGCCATAACCGGCACAAACAGCAGGTCAATATCGTCGGTAAAATCCGTCACCACGATGTTAAGCGTGTACCGCTTTTCAAACGACAGGGAGCGCGCCAGCGTCGCCGTATTGTTGCCATCGTCCAGGCGAAGGCAAAGCATATCGGGGTTGGTACGCAGTACCGGTACCGCATCAGTTAAGGCTTTTCGCAGACTGTTGGGCTTTAGCATCGATTTCATCCTGACATTGTTTCACCGTATCGACCTGAATTGCACAGCTCTGGAGGGCGTTTTCGAGCTGGCGTATATCCGCACTCAGGTCGCCATTAGTCACCGGGTCGCTGCCCGGCATCGGGCAGAGGGTGACCTTCGGGCAGGCGTTGTAAACAATCACCGGTGGCGGCGTTGGTGCAGGCGGCGCGCTGGTGCAACCGGCGCACAGCATCAGGTAAATCAGCGCGATACCAGCGGCGAAACGCGTCATTTTCATTGAGTAACCTCGTGATAGTTTGTTCACGCCGGAAGGCCAGCAGGTTAGCCGCGGTGAGCTTATCCCGCATGGCAACCTGCGCCTGCTCTTTGCGCTGCGACTGCTCTGCCGCAACGTTGAGCTGATTTTTCAGCATGGTGATTGTCATTTTGTGTTCACTGGCGACCCGGTTCGCACGCTCAAATGAGGTGCGCAGATTGCTGTTATCGTGGCGCATCCACAACAGACCCGCGCAGGCCAGTGCCAGCAGGATAATGACTATTTTCATGCGGATACCCCTCCGGCCTTGCGCCACACTGCGACCAGTTTGTCGAGGCTGTGCTCGCGCTGACCATACCCCGCGCCCGGCAATGAAGCCCAGATGTTGCGACAATGGGAAATGGCGCGTTCAATGCGCCCCTGTTGCAGGTCTTCCAGCGCGCCGCGCTCACGAATCAGCTGAATGGCGAGCCTGTCCTGTGATGCCGGGCTGAAATCCGGCAAAGCGAGCTGCTTTTTGTAATGCGGCCAGAACAGGTAAAGCTGCTGGTAACGCCCGGATGCCGTGGATTTTTCCCCGCGACGATTGAAGACCTTCGCCGGGCGCCCACCGGCAAACGGGTGATCGCGATAGTCGGTAAAAATCTCCGGCCTACCATCGAAGCCGGTGACAATGACGTCGTACCCGTTGTTTTTCGTCAGCGGGTGCGTCGCCGTACCTTCAGAAAACGCCAGCGTGTCGAGAAATGCCGCGACGTTGGGGTGTGTCTTAATGACCGCCATCGCTTTCCCCTTTTTTAATCCTGCGCTGAATCGCAATTTCCACCGCCTGATAACCGGCGATACCCAGCATCGAGCCAAATCCGCACACGGCGGCGGGCGGCAGGTCGGGAAACTGCACCAGCGCCACCCCGGCCACCATCGAGACAAAGCCGCCCAGTAGCATGCGACCAATAAAAAGGCGAGCAGTGATGGGTTCGCCACCGGCCAGCACTTTCCCGACGACAATCAGCACGCCGATCACAAAGAGTGACAGGACGCTTTTTTCACCTTCCGTCATGTGTTTACTCCCACAGATTAATTGTTTCAGTTACGGGGGATGACTGGACGTCGGGCAGTTCGACCACCGTGCCATGTGGCAGCACTGCGCCGAGCTCAGCCAGCCCCGGATTTGCGTCGAGCACCGACTCGAATACCCCCTCAGTACGCCCGTAATACCGGGCGCAAATCATGTCGAGCGTGTCGCCCTGTTGCGCGATGGCCTGCATCAGATTTGGCTCACGATGCAGCGGGGTTTGTCCTGGACGCGTGATACCGCCCAGCGCATGTCCCGCCATAACTCGTCGACAGTGGTATCGATACTGTCGGCTTTTTTGTCGCCTTTGGCGCTGGCATCCACACCGCGATAACGCTCGTAGAGCGTGGCGGTCGCCATTGAGGTGACGGCGCGCAGGTAATAGAAAACGCGCACGCTCTCGCCGTCGAGATCGTCAGCCGGCACGTCGGCCAGCTTGCTAAAACCCCCGGCAATCTGCTGTTCCCGCCACAAAAACAGCTCGGCATTGGTTTCGGCGATACCGGTTTTGATGGCCTCACGCAGCCGGGCCGGGGCGACGGTCTGCTCAAGGCGCATCCCTTCACGCACGCGTTTCGGGTCGATGTCAGGAAAGAAAAACGTATTTTTTATCACCGGCTCATCGCTGGAAGGCGGCGGGATGACCACCACGCCACCCGGCTGCGGCTCATCGTTCTTTTTAATAATCAGCGTCGTCATGACTACCTCTGAATAGGTGGGCGGTGGACGCCGGTCTCAGGTCGGGTAAATCACCCTCATCGACCGGCGTGCCGCCCTGGCGCGGGGCGCATTCTGTTAACCGGCGTTCTTTTTCGGTCGGCCACGTTTAGCCGGTACCGTGGTTTTCACGGCGCGCGGCGCGCTTACCGGGGCTTTAACGACCGTTGCCGGTTTGGGCTTCAGCTCACGCTCAAGCCTTTCAATGTCTTTTTTGACGCCTGCCTGACAGTCGAGCTGCATCGCTCGCTTGAGGTGGGCCAGCGCGTCGGCGGGCTGTTTGTTATCCCGCAATACCTGGCCGGTGATTTTGTGCAGTTTTGCGCGCACTTCATCAGGCATATCGGCGGCGGCGGTCAGCGCCAGCGTGTCGAGCAGCTGGCTGATGACGACCGGTTCACCGGCGGCATGGGCGCGCATGGCGGCGAGTGCCACCTCTTCGGTAAACATGTACTGCGGCGGGCGGCGGTGTTTACCAGGCATGGTCAGACCGTACTTAAACGCGTAGCGGGCAATATCCATCGCGCCGCTGATATCGCCGACATCAAGACGCCACAGCATGACGGTCATCACGATGTCATCCTGCGCGCCTTTGCCCTGTTCCAGCACGCCACTAACCCACGGCAGATAAAACGGCAGCAGCTCGCGCTTTTTCGTGGCTTTCAGCTCTTTACCAAAGATGGCTTTTAACGTGCGTTGGTCTGCGGCCAGCTTAACCAGCATCTGCTCATAGGCAGTGGCATGCCGCAGCGGGTTGTTTTCCCGCTGCGCGGTTTCAATGGCCGAGACCCGCATCATGTGACGCTGTGCGGGGCTCGTCATCGGTTAGCCCTCCGGTTGCGCGGCAGAGAAATCGCCCAACTTGATATTTTCAATGAAGCACCCGGCGGCGTAGGTTTCGACCACATAATCGATGTTCATCGATTCGTAGTTTTCCACCTGGTCAAGTTTCGGGTTTTCGATGATGGATCGGCGGTGGCTTTCATCCATGAAATAGATGGACAGGTTATCGAGACGCGTCACCATAATCGCGTTCGCCGGGAAGTACGGCACACGGACGGCGGGCAGGTTGCCGATGCGTTTCTGGCTGATGATGATGTCAGCCGCGAGCGCTTCGCTGTTCGGCTGGTCTTTGTTGACGATCGGGAAATATTTATCGGCCAGCAGCTTACGACCCACAATCGCTACAAGTTCGGCATCTTCCTGATAAATCTCGTCAATCAGGTTGTCGGTTGCATCCATGACCAGCGCATCGAGGTTAACGTAATCGCCGTTTTTACCTACGCGGATCACAGCGGAAACAACATTCCCTTCTTCGTCGACAATTTTGCTCATCACGCGGGTCGGCGCTTCATTACGGTATTTCTGCAGCCAGCCGACGGCGACGTCCTGCAACATCGGATGAGTGGCGCGGTCAGAGGTTTCGGCGCGCTCAACGCCGTTGAACCCAGCCATGATGAAATCGAGCGCCTGCCGCTGGATGATGGCATCACGAATACGGCGCTGAAAGTCCTGGAAGCGCGCCCACAAATCCAGCTTTTTATATTTGAAGTGAAAGTCGAAGTTGACCTGATCGCATTCGTACTTGTTGGACTCCAGCGCGGTAAAGTCGGCGGTTTTACGCTCCTTGCCGCTGTTGGTGTCCGTTGTACTGGCGATGGTGCCATTGACGCCGACGCCAATTTTTTCACCCTTCAGCTCATCCACCGGCACGATATTAATTTTCTGCAAAAAGGCCGAGGACATCTGCACGGTGTTCATCATGGTTTGCGTGACGGACGGCTCGACGGAGAATTTTTTACTCACGTCGTCCGGGTCGATGCCGTTCAGCTCAGCAACGCGGGACATGTAAGCATTGAATTTAAAACGGGTTTCCTGACGCATAGTCTTTCCTGTTGGGTTAAATCGGGTTGTCTGACCGGGCAAGCCTGTCGCCCGGCGATAAATTCATGACCGTTTAGCAGTCGGTCAGCAGCTCATCGCCACCGCCACCGGTGGAGAGTTTGCGGCGTGGCTGCGCGGTGCTTTCGGTTTTATCCAGCGACGTTTTTAACTTGCTGAATGCCTGGCTGGTCTGGTCGGCCTTCGTGGTGACGTCCTGTTTCAGCGTCGCAAAGGCATTTTCCAGCGTGGCAAGACGCTGCTCAGTGGCGGTTAGGTTTTCCTGCACATGTTCACTGACGGTCGTCACGGCTTCATGCACATCCTGAAAACGGGCGTCATCGCTGGCCTGTTTGCGGCTGAAGATCGCTTTCACTTTGTCGCTCAGGGCGGTAAAGACATTTTCCGCCTGGTCTTCAAACTCCAGCTCGGCGAGGGTGGCGACGGAAATCAGGTTGCCCGGCTCGGCTTTGAAGCGGTTGAGGGGGTTAAATTTGGCACCCCGGCAAAATTCGAGGTATTCGGTGCCGAGGCTTGCCGGGTCATCGGTCACGGCGAGGCCGACCAGGTAGCATTTACCGCTATTGGCGAAATTCGGCTGAATTTCCATTGAGGTGTAGACCTTCTGCAATTTTTTATTCATTGCGATCAGGTCATCGGTCGGGGTGATTTTGGCGAACAGCGCCAGCTTGCCTTTCAGTACCGAATCGTCGTCAATCTTTTCAGACTTCAGCTCGACCACATCGCCGTAACGACTGAACGGGCCATCCGGCAGGATGCCTTTCAGGTGTTCGAGGTTAATGCGGCAACCGTAGACGCGGGGGTCAAAGGTCTCGGCCATTTCCTGAATATCCGTCGCGCTGATAACGCGGCCGTCACAGGTATCGCCTTCGACGCCGATGCGAAACCATTTTGATACTTTTTTTGCCATTGCCAGGAGTCCTGATATCGGGTTAACGGGTCGGGGCTAGTTTCCCGACGTCACCGCCCACCCGCCATCTGTCCCGGATGGCTTATCCCTCACACAACAGCACCTTAGCGATTCGCATCCCCCGTTTCTTTAGCCTTGCCCTGTATCAATCACGGCGAGGCATCCATGACCATCACCACCGACACCACTTTGTTAAACGACCCGAGACGCCAGGCGGCTTTACTGTACTGGCAGGGGTTTTCCGTGCCGCAGATTGCCGACATGTTGCAGACCAAACGCCCGACGGTGCAGAGCTGGAAACAGCGCGACCAGTGGGATGAAACCGCACCGCTGAACCGTGTCGAAAGCACCTTAGAAGCCAGGCTGATTCAGCTCTACGCAAAGCCCAGCCTGACGCCCCACGATTTCAAGGTGGCGGATTTTCTGGCCCGGCAGATGGAGCGCTTTGCGCGCATTAACCGCTATGGCCAGACCGGAAACGAGGTTGACCTGAATCCCCGCGTGGCCAACCGCAACAAAGGCGACCGCAAAAAGCCGACAAAGAACTTTTTCAGTGACGAGGCTATCGAGAAACTGGAGGAGATTTTTTTCGCGGAGTCTTTCGAGTATCAGCTCCGCTGGCACCGCGCCGGGCTTGAGTACCGCATTCGCGACATTCTGAAATCGCGCCAGATTGGGGCGACGTTCTACTTTTCCCGCGAGGCGCTGCTGCATGCACTGAAAACCGGCCACAACCAGATTTTCCTGTCAGCAAGTAAGACGCAGGCGTATGTATTCCGCGAGTACATCATCCAGTTTGCGCGTCGGGTCGATGTTGACCTGACCGGCGATCCGATTGTCATCGGCAACAACGGCGCAAAGCTGATTTTTCTCGGCACCAACTCAAACACCGCGCAGAGCCATAACGGCGACCTGTATGTCGATGAGATATTCTGGATCCCTAACTTCCAGAAACTGCGCAAAGTGTCGTCGGGCATGGCCTCACAAAGCCACCTGCGCAGCACATATTTTTCAACTCCTTCCACCCTGGCGCACGGCGCTTACCCGTTCTGGTCGGGGGAATTGTTCAACCGGGGACGCGCCCGCGCCAGCGAGCGGGTCGACATCGATATCAGTCATGACGCGCTCGCCGCTGGCGTGGCGTGTCCCGACGGTCAGTGGCGGCAGATTGTCACCATTGAGGATGCGCTCGCCGGGGGCTGTACGCTGTTTAACCTTGAGCAGCTCCGGCAGGAAAACAGCGTCGACGACTTCCGTAACCTGTTTATGTGCGAGTTCGTTGACGACAAGGCGTCGGTGTTCCCGTTCGAGGATTTGCAACGCTGCATGGTCGACAGTCTGGAAGAGTGGGAAGACTTTGCGCCGTTCGCCGACAACCCGTTCGGCTCCCGCCCGGTCTGGGTGGGATACGACCCTTCGCACAGCGGCGACAGCGCCGGGTGTGTGGTGCTCGCGCCGCCGGTTGTCGCCGGGGGCAAGTTTCGCATTCTGGAGCGCCATCAGTGGAAAGGCATGGACTTCGCGACTCAGGCCGAATCCATCCGCCAGCTCACCGAAAAATACAACGTCGAGTACATCGGTATCGATGCGACCGGCCTCGGTATTGGCGTCTTCCAGCTGGTTCGCTCGTTTTATCCCGCCGCCCGCGATATCCGCTACACGCCGGAAATGAAAACCGCAATGGTGCTGAAAGCAAAAGACGTTATCCGCCGTGGCTGTCTCGAATATGACGTCAGCGCCACCGACATCACCTCCTCGTTTATGGCTATCCGCAAGACCATGACCAGCAGCGGGCGCAGCGCCACCTATGAGGCCAGCCGCACCGAGGAAGCCAGCCACGCGGATGTCGCCTGGGCGACCATGCACGCGCTGTTAAACGAACCGCTGACCGCCGGCAGCGGCCAGGCCACATCGTCCATTCTGGAGTTCAACTGATGAGTAAATACAAAGGCCGCAAGCCGCAGCCACAAAAACGCCCGCGCAACATGAAAGACACCGCGCCCCAAAAAGTGGAGGCGTTTACCTTTGGTGAACCGAGCGCCGTGCTCGACCGCCGCGATATTCTGGATTACGTGGAATGCGTCAATAACGGCAAATGGTTCGAACCACCGGTCAGCTTTAACGGGCTGGCGAAAAGCCTGCGCGCCGCCGTTCATCACAGCTCGCCGATTTACGTTAAGCGCAACATTCTGGCCTCAACGTTTATTCCGCACCCGCTACTGTCACAACAGGATTTCAGCCGCTTCACGCTTGATTTTCTGGTGTTTGGAAACGCCTTTTTAGAGCTCCGAAAGAGTGTCACCGGCCGTCCACTGAAACTGGAAGCGTCACCGGCGAAATACACGCGGCGCGGTATTGGGGAGGATGTCTACTGGTGGGTGCCGTCATTTGACCAGCCGCACCCGTTCGCGCCGGGCTCCGTGTTTCACCTGCTGGAGCCTGACATCAATCAGGAGCTGTACGGCATGCCGGAATATCTCAGCGCGCTCAACTCCGCCTGGCTGAATGAGGCGGCGACGCTGTTCCGTCGCAAGTATTACCAGAACGGGGCGCATGCGGGTTACATCATGTATGTGACAGACGCCGCGCAAAGCGGTACCGATGTTGAGGCGCTGCGTGATGCGATGCGCAGCTCGAAGGGGCTAGGCAACTTCAAAAACCTGTTTTTCTACGCACCGCACGGAAAACCGGACGGCATTAAAATTGTGCCGCTCAGCGAGGTAGCCACGAAAGACGACTTTTTCAACATTAAAAAAGTCAGCGCCGCCGACCTGCTCGACGCTCACCGCATCCCGTTCCAGCTGATGGGCGGCAAGCCGGAAAACGTCGGCTCGCTCGGCGACATCGAGAAGGTGGCAAAGGTGTTTGTCCGTAACGAGCTCATCCCGTTACAGGACCGAATGCGCGAGGTTAACGCGTGGGCCGGTCAGGAGGTGATCCGGTTCAAAAGCTACAACCTCGACACCGAAAGTGACTGATTTCCGCCGCCTCCGGGCGGCTTTTTCTTACCCCCACGCCTGACCGCCTCAGAAGCCCGCCACGCCCTCAGACATCCCCGCACCATCCACCGACACCCCCGCGAACCCGCGCGGCACAGCGACGCGCTCAGGCTGCGAAAATAAATGCGCAAAAGTACGCTGGCGCGCAGTGCTTTCCCCGCCACGCCTGCCCGCTTTATGGGTCGGTTTTAATGCAGTTGCATGATCACCCTGGAGCCCCGCCAGCTCTGGAAGCGCACGGCCAGAATTAGCAACCACGGCGCATGCAAAACAATGCACCTTTTGCATGCATTGCTATTTAATAGCCTGATATTGTGAATACGCACCCTCAAGCGCAGTGAGGTAATGTTTTGGTAGCTTGAACTCATAAGTGTTGAGGTCGGTTGTTACGAAAAGCTTGCCCTTTTTGAAATTAATTTTTTCATCCCTATCAAATAACGAATACATCCCCCACCACGTCACCCCCGAGTCAATAATAAAACAAAATGCCGCACGCCCCCCTTTATAGGTCAAGGACACATCATTTAGGTTGATTACTTTATCTAAAGAGTAACGACCAGAGGACTTACCCAGAGAGAAATAAATACCTGTAATGTTAACCCGCAGATTTCTCATATTTTGAATTGTGAGAGAGCAATTTACCCCTTTGCCATGGGAAACCACACCACTCATTCCATGAATAACCCTGAGCTTTTCAGTCTCACTTTTAATTGCTTGATATGCCATGTGTAATGAAACCATTACGGCGGCCAACGTCGCAAAGGCAGATAGCCACCCACCAAGCATTGCCCAGAGCGCGACTTCACTCGCATGCTTACTCTCAGCCCACTCCCACTTAAACCCACCAATAAAGAAACCTAAGGTAAACATCAAAATACATATAATGATTATGCCGAAGAATTTTACATTCATATGTTCAACCTATCACCGCTGGCCTTTTACAATAAACAGACTAACGCCTCGCAACGCTCGTTGTTCAACCCCGCCAGCACTGAAAGCGAGTTTCAGCACCGGCGGCGTTTGTCACTATATTGTTTATTTGTCGAGTATCGAATCGACCTCACCCGTTCGCACGTTGACGCGTGCCGCTACGGTCTGTTTGACCACGCCGCCATAGGCATTAGTACCGCGAAACGTTGTTTTTACAACGGCATGCGGGTCTTTATTCAAAATCAGATGGTAGACCGTTGAAACGTGTTTATAAGAGGAATCATCATTCATGCTGGCTTTTATCAGTTTCTCTAACGGGAGATAAGAGCCATCCCAACCGCTAAAATTATCCTGAAATGCGTCAAGGTTGATTTTATTATTCAGAGATTGTGGATCCTTCTCGAAGTCGTTGAAACACCAACCCAACACATCACCGAGCTTTAACGCATCATCTTTAGTAAAAGTGTACTCACTCATACAGGCATAAAAGGCATCAGCAGAGCTGGCCGGTAGACCTTTGAAACCCACATAGCCTTTAACGATATCGTGCCGGGTTTCTTTTGGCTCGTTGCGATATTCTTTGAGGGTTTTATCTGCGTACTCAAACGTTGGCGTAGCCATTTCCGCTTTAACCGCCGGTACGTCAGTTTTTGCCACAGGCTGACTTTTTTCAGTCGGCCATAAGATTGAGCCAATAACGCCCAGCGCCAGACAACCACCAAGGTAAACCGCGCTGGAGCGCTTACGGTTCGGCATTCGAACCAGCGACGGTTTGATTAACCCCACGATAAAAGCAATAAAGAGAGCAAGAGATAAAAATGCTATTAAGGTATCCATGATTTTCCTTTGTGTGTAATCCCCATACAAAACAACCCCATGCTATCAAACATGGGGTCGATGGTTGCACATTTTTCAGGGATTAACGCCAGCTCTCATCTTCCCACACTTCCTGAAGGATGCTATCCAGCGCTTCGCGGTCTGAGTCTTTGTCGAACCCCATCAGCTCGACACCGGTCATGGATCCCTTTTTAACCGTTACGCGCGTTGACGGGAAAACAGACTGTATTCGCCTGGTCAATTCGCATTGAAAAGCATCAATTATCGGCTGTCCTATTTTTTGGTCTTTATCTAACGTGATATTTACCTTCACTTTGCTTTCCTTTGCAAAAGTCTCATCGACAGGCGGTGCGGAAAAAACAACAGAAAAATTATTGTTTTTCATTAGGTTGCCTCTTGCTATTTCCGCGATTAGATTCAATGCGATTTCACGGTCTCTTTCCTGACAAGTACCTTCAGCCGTCAGACGCGCAATCATTTCGACCCGCTCAATCATAACGTGCTCGTTTAGCTCTCTATCCACACAACCTCCACTACGAGATACTGTATAAACATACAGTATCACGTATTGGCAAAAGGTGTGAAGAAAAAAATCACAGTTAAATACACTGTATGTACATGATATGGATGAATATTAGCGGTTACATTTTCGTTGCCAGTTCAGCTAAAGCCTCAACACGACTGAGGATTTTCCTGGCTCTAGCCTGATGTGATGGCGCTACCGCAAAAATCTCACCTCTTGATGTTCCGCGCACCCATCGACCGTTAAAACAACTTCTACCACCTGCCATAAGGTGCAGGGCTTCGCCCCGGCTGATAGTGATGCCGGTTGTCAGGTGTATCTCGTCGATAGTTTTCTCTATAGCTGCTTTTTGCTCATCCGTTCCGTGGATGAATTTTCGCCGTATTGCTGGCTTTTGCTTCCTTAGTCGGTTCGTCAGCTCTCGTCTTTCACTCCGACTCAGCGGTTTTGTTAAATCCAGTATCGGTGGATCGCTTTCGCTTCCCGTACAGTTATTGACAGAACTCCGAGAGGGCGCAGGAGCGCCCTTAACGTCAACGGCCAAATCAACGGCACGCTTCGGCACAATTTTCCACTGCGTTAGCCGGGTTAAAATCGTGGTACCAGCACCGACAGCAGAATCGTACACGCCACGGATGCAGACGGTTTCCTCACCATACTGGTTAAACTCGGCGCGCGGTTCATACAGCGTGCGCACCTGCAAATCATCGCGACGGACAAACGGGCCACCCTGCGCATTAACGTAACCAGCCCAGTCACCGGCGTCAGCGGCATCATGGACGGCAGCAAATTCAACGCTCAGACCGTGCGCGGTCTCGGTATCGGCGAGACGACGCAATTCACGGTAGACCGTCACCGGCGCACCGCCGATAAACTGGAATTGACGGATGTGCCAGCGCGCCGCCCATGCTGATACAGCGGGGGCTGTCTCTTTCAGCAGCTCACCGCTTTCGTCATCGGTTTCACCATCAAGAGCATAGCCGTCGATATTTTTCGAAATGTATTTAGCAACATAGCCGGTAGCGCTGCCTTTTTCCGGGTCAATGGCCTCGGCATGAAAGCGCGCTTTTTTGGCTTTATCGCTTCTCAGTTCGTGCCGGTCTTCCTCCCACGCATAATCACGGATGATGAGGCGCACGCGCTCGACGTCTTCCGGCAACATGAACATAAGCATGTGCCAGTGAGGCGTTCCGTCGTGATGAGGCTCGGCAACACGGATGCCGAAAATGCGGATTTCTTCCCGATGTAACTTGGCACGAATGCGCGCCCAAAGGCCGGTGAGATAACTCTGTGTGTCCGACGGGCTGGCTCCTTTCCATTTGGTGTTACGGTAACCCGCCTTAGTTGTGGCGTGATATTTTGACGGCGCGGTCAGGGTATAAAACTCACCGACATAACCGAGCTCATTGCAGATATTTTCAAACCCACGGATGCGGGTCATCAGCTCGCAGCGACGTATCGCAGGGTTAGCGACCGAGCCATCGTATTTTTCAATCAGGCTGATGCGGTTGCCGTCTTCGTCTTCGAGATCCAGCCCCTTGAGAAATTCACGCGTGCGGCGCTTCTGCTCGCGCCAGTCGGTCACGCAGTTTTTACTCGCGTAGACATGTCTTTTCTTGCTGACGTTTCCAGCGGCAATGTGCAGGTGTTCGCGCCATGCAGCCGCAATGCGACGCAGACGACCACGCCACCACACCTCGTTAAACATGCGGGTGATAGCCGGGGCAATTTCATCCTCGCCGACATATTTCTTTGTCACCCGCTCCCAATGTGGCGGGGTAACATTGAATTGCAGGGAGATAATACCTGCGCGCATATACCAGGTGTACAGCGTTTTAAGCTCGCTAAATCCGGTGTCATCAATGTCAGCCAGTTCAGCACGAATGAAATTAGCGATATCAGCAGCCAGCAAGTCAATATCGGCGCGCGACATATCAGGGAGGCGGTTATATCTGGCAACCATATTAACCATGCGTGACGCCAGATATTGCATAAGCTGGGTATCAAAATGACCACCAAAAACAGCGGTTGATACATTGCTGTTGATACCCGTGCACTCGTATTTTTTTGCGACCAGTTCAAGACGTGGCAATGCCTTTTTGCAGAAGCTGATTAAAAAGGCATTGGCTCGTTGACTGCCCTGATTTTGCTCCAGCACAGCAGCGGTGCGATAAACGTCAAAACGCACGCACTCGGGCTGGAGAGAAAGCACTTTTCTCGCATGTAGCAAAGCCGCAAACATACGGTCGCGGCGATGCTGTTGGTCATAAGTAAGATATGGGCTGGCTATTGCCGACCGTGGAGCATTCCACGGGTATGCAAACGTATATTTCGTCATGCGATAGCCAACTCCAGTTGAAGCGGAGCCAACCCTTTTGATAGCCAGTTTTCAATCGATGGAGGGGATACGGCCTCAATAGTATTTTTCAGAATGGCGCAACGGCGTTTGAGAATGACGGCTTTAAGTTCATCTTCAGAAAGGTTTTTCGCATAATCGGCTTCGCGAATTGCTTTTGTGAGCTCCGGGTATTTGACTTCGAATTTCGGCACATTACAGGCAAGGTTTGTGCTGTCGGCAGTCGCCAAAGGATAGTTACCCAAAACCCTACCATCGAGCATGCGGAGCCCGTGCACCTGCGTTGAGAAACTATGTTTGCAGTAAATGGTTTCAAACGCTTCTGACATCCTGCGATGCCAGAGCTGGGTTCTGATAGTTGCGTACTCACCTGACGACCCAAAGCACACGCGCGGCCACTCCCGGCAAAGCTCAACCAGACGGTGCAATGATTCATGCAAATGCCAGACTGGCGCAGCTTTGTCTTTGAAACAGCGTGGTAATTTGGCGATAAGTGCGTCATTGTCAGCTTCACCACCTTCAACCACATCAGGGATAACAAAAAATGACAGCTTGGGATGGTGATAATAAGGAATCAGCCATTGATAGAATTGCTGCCAGTCAATAACAAGACCACGCTTCCACGCTGAAAAAGCTCCATTATCTATAGCAACAGAGAGGGCGTATTTAATTGATGCAGCTAATTGGTCAGGACGTGCATACGATACAAATGCGCCAGCACCGGTGACCGCAATACGGTGAACGTTACCGGCGTCACCCCATACAGGTGTTCCGTGGTAATGAGTAACGTCTGCCACGCCCTTAACCATATGTTATTTCGCAATCCCAGTATGAAAGGCTGACTCACATAACATCCCCAACCTCTCAATTTCTGAGGCAATGTCATTCAGAGTTTGAAGCTCCGAGTTATGGATGTAGTGATGTGCCAGACCGGAAATAAGCTGGTTAATCTTCGGGTAATAGCCGATGGTGTCGAGCCATTCCTCGCCAGCTTTCTTCCCTGATTTAGCGATTTTCTTTTCATTCAGGATAAATTGATATTGGTCGCTGGTAATAACCCATTTGTCGCCAACTTCGATACGAATACTCATTTAAACTCCCCTGTAATGTTTAGATTTGAGCTCTGCTATTTGCTGACAGGTCACGCAAAAGGCCACGCCCGGTATCGCAATGCGGCGAGCTTCCGGGATTGGTGCGTCGCATTCTTCGCAGAGGAAAAGAGAGGGCGCAGCTATGCGGGTGCGTGCGGTGTTGATATGGCGCTCGCGGTCTTCCTGCTCACGCTGTTGTGCTAAATCCATTCCGTCGGCCATTAGTGCAGCTCCTGTGATTCATTCTCAAAGCGGGTTGCTTCACGGCGTAGCAGTTCGGCAGCTTCGGTGCCGCTCATACCTTCTTTGGTGATATGGATAGCCAGCGCCTCAAGGCGGATGGAAACAGCGAGCGCGCGGTCTTTACGCTCCTCTTTTTTTGCATCGGTCAGCAATACGGCCAGCGCATCACTATCAGTGTTAAAACTACGGATTTCGGTATTACGCATAATTAACTCTCCTGATTTCGGGCAATAAGAAGCCCGGCGGGTTTACGCCATTAAATTTCTGTTTGGATTAATTCGGCATAGTTAGCCGTTTGGGAAATAAACTCACCACTGCACGAAAATGATTCATCGCTGTAATAAGCGCCTTTTTCTCGTCAGTAGTCAGCTCACTTAATTCGAGCTCATGACGAGCCGCCGGTATTTTTGCCAGAAAGAAAATAGCGGCCAGCGCCCGATTATTTTCTTCAAATTGTGGGTCACGTTTATCGCGCATATCATCGACAAAACGCTCAACCTCTTTCCAGCTATCGCCCCAATATCTCGCGCGCAATTCAGCCACATGATTGAGACCGGCCAGACGTTCACCCGCTTTTAGCGGAACAGTCGCGGAAACAGCTTCGATAGCCATGATTCCCCCTGCTTTTGAGTAGAGAGGCCAGCCAGCAAATCAGCCTGTGAGCGGCTCGGGTGCCAGCGATTGCCGTCCTTACCTGCGATCCAGCCGTGGCCGTAGTGCATGCCGGGGCTTTGCTTAACGAGTAGAGACGCGAATGAAGGTTCACTTTTCAGCATACGCACCTCAAATCAGCCCGAAGGATGCGCCAATACCGCTCATGGTATCGACCACGCTCGACATAGCGGGATTAGTCTGCAGTCGCGCATGCAACGCCAGCGCCGACAACGACAACATACGAATGCCAGCATTAACGCTTTCAATCATGTTGTGCTTACGGGCAGAGGTCAGGCGTTCATCAGATACCGCACCGCTCGCCAGTTCGCCCAGCTCACGCATAGCACGCATGACGTAAGACTGCAGTTTGTCTTTTGCCAGTTCATTGACCGGCACACATGGCAGACAATGAATCTGCGCCAGAAAACCATCAACAAGGGTTGAGTCTTCGGTCAGGTCAGTCAGTAGCCACAATTCAGGCGGTGTAAACTGGTGAGGCTGTTCCGGGTTGAGCTTGTTACGTAACGTCTGAACATTCATACCCGCACGCTCTGCCAGCTTCGCCATGTTGTGACGCTGCGCAAAAGCCCGGCACGCTTCGTCATAGTGGGGATGTTTGGAAATCTGAAAATCAAACATGTTGCATCCTTACAATTCACATAAAGTGAATTACGCACCAATAACGAGTTGAAAACGGGAATGGCCCAATGCCTTACGCATTTGTTCCTCTTTCCAGCGGGCGTAGTAGATACGAACTTGACCGCCAGCACGTTTACAGCCCTTACGGATAACGCGAGGTTCGATAGGTAAACGCGGGTTATCTCCGGTAGTCCAGCGGCGCGCGGTGCGATATGACACCCCCTCAAGTTCTGCAAACTGTTGCAGGGTGACGATGGGTGCAGGCACTTTGATGATTGCGATTTCAGAAGCCATGTTGCATGATTCCCTATTTGCCAAAGATTGCAATTAAAGGGCCACCGTTTGCCAACATAGGGCCATCAATTGCGTAGGTTTAGCCAAAATATACTTCCCAATTGAGAAGTAGTAAATAGGTTTTATCGATATGAGAATAGATTCTTTAGGATGGAGCAACGTTGATGTACTGGATCGCATCTGCGAGGCTTACGGGTTTTCACAGAAAATTCAGCTAGCTAACCATTTCGATATTGCATCGAGCTCCCTCTCTAACAGATATACCCGAGGCGCTATTTCGTATGACTTTGCGGCACACTGCGCTCTTGAAACAGGGGCAAATCTGCAGTGGTTACTTACAGGAAAAGGGCAACCGTTCACATCTTCTGCGTCAGCCGAGGACACAATGAGCATTGAGTCATTCACATTAAGTGAAGAAATACTCAAAAGTGATGGTTCCATTACAGTCGACGCTAATTTTTTCACAAAGCCGCTTACAGATGCGATGGCTATAAGAACAGAAGGAAAACTCCATTTCATTGATAAGCAGGCCTCACTCTCTGATGGCCTTTGGCTGGTCGACATAGAGGGTGGAATTAGTATTCGAGAGCTAACAAAACTCCCGGGTAGAAAATTGCACGTTACTGGTGGAAAGGTTCCTTTTGAGTGCGGCATTGATGACATAAAGACGCTGGGTAGAGTGGTAGGTGTGTACAGCGAGGTTAATTGATGACTGTCCGTAAAAACCCTGCTGGAGGTTGGATTTGCGAGCTTTATCCTAACGGGGCAAAAGGCAAACGCATCAGAAAAAAATTTGCCACCAAAGGTGAGGCGCTGGCCTTTGAACAATACACCGTACAAAATCCGTGGCAGGAGGAAAAGGAAGACAGGCGAACGCTAAAAGAATTGGTCGACGCATGGTATAGCGCTCATGGCATTACCCTGAGAGACGGACTAAAGCGTCAGCTAGCTATGCACCATGCCTTTGAGTGTATGGGCGAACCACTCGCACGCGATTTCGATGCGCAGATGTTTTCCCGCTACCGAGAAAAGCGGCTAAAGGGTGAGTATGCCCGGTCAAATAGGGTGAAAGAGGTTTCCCCCCGCACGCTTAATCTTGAACTCGCTTACTTCCGCGCGGTGTTCAATGGTAATCCCCCCGAAAAACCAGTGCATGAATAAGTAGAATTTTCTCCTAACCTGAATGCAGGGGGATTTCTATGAAACGATCACGTTTTACTGACAGTCAGATCATCACCATTCTCAAACAGGCTGAGGCGGGTACGCCGGTTCCTGAACTGTGCCGGGAGCATGGCATCAGCAGTGCCAGTTTTTATAAATGGCGCTCAAAGTTTGGCGGGATGGATGCTGCACTGATGAGCCGACTGAAAGAGCTTGAAGAAGAAAATCGCCGACTAAAAAAAATGTATGCTGAAGAGCGTCTGAAGGCCGAAATTATTCAGGAGGCGATGGCAAAAAAGTGGTGAAGCCATCAGACCGGAAGCAGATGGCTCTGCATGCAGTTGAACACCGGGGGATCAGTATCCGTCTGGCCTGTCAGCTCTTTGTCGTCAGCGAATGTTGCTACCGATACAGGCGCTTACTGAGTCAGGAAAATCAACGGATTGCTGACTGGCTGGTGCGCATCACGGACAGCCAGCGAAACTGGGGCTTCGGCCTGTGTTACCTGTATCTGCGTAACGTGAAAGGCTTTGCCTGGAACCACAAGAGAATTTACCGGATTTACTGCGAACTGTCGCTGAATATGCGGATAAAACCTAAAAAACGGTTGAAACGTGAAAAGCCGGAACCACTGAGGGTCCCCACTGGCAGTAACGAGAGTTGGTCAATGGATTTTATGCATGATCAGTTGTCAGATGGTCGCTCCGTTCGTCTGCTGAATATTATTGATGATTTCAATCGCGAGGCCCTGGCAATAGAAGTCGATTTTTCCCTTCCGGCCAGTCGGGTAGTCAGAACTCTCGAACAACTGATTGAATGGAAAGGGAAACCGGCATCGATTCGATGTGACAACGGACCAGAATATGCAGGTAACACTCTGATAGTATGGGCTGAACGACAAAATATCATCCTCAATTTTATTCAGCCGGGGAAGCCACAACAGAATGCGTATATTGAGCGTTATAACCGGACAGTGCGTTATGACTGGCTGGGGCACTATCTGTTTTATTCGCTGAGTGAGTTACAGGAATACGCCACACAATGGCAATGGTTCTATAATCACGAACGACCGAATATGGCACTGAATGGCTTCACACCAATGCAGCATATTCAGCGCTTATCTGATTCTACTTATCTGCCCGGTTAAAAATGGGGGGATTACCCAATGAGTTAAATCGCCTTGGAGAATGGAAGGGTGAAAATCCGCTAAAAAATATGCGCCCTTTCCGTACTGAAGAAATGGAAATGGCCTGGTTAACTCACGACCAGATTACGCAACTGCTCGGAGAGTGCAAACGCCATGACCACCCTGATTTAGAAACAGTGGTGAGAATCTGTCTCGCCACTGGTGCCCGATGGTCAGAAGCTGAGAGCCTGAAAAAAAGCCAGCTCGCGAAATACAAAATCACGTACACCAACACAAAAGGCAGAAAAAACCGCACAGTTCCCATCAGTAAAGAGCTTTATGACTCCCTACCTGAAGACAAAAAAGGCCGACTGTTTAGTGATTGTTATGGGGCGTTTAGGTCTGCTCTGGAAAGGACAGGCATCGAATTACCGGCCGGGCAACTTACCCACGTTTTACGGCATACCTTCGCCAGCCATTTTATGATGAATGGTGGTAATATTCTGGTCTTGCAGCGCGTGCTTGGTCATACCGACATAAAAATGACGATGCGATATGCGCACTTTGCCCCTGACCATTTAGAGGATGCCGTTAAACTTAATCCACTGGCGATGAGTGGCGATAAAGTGGCGGTAGAAATGGCTCAAACTGGCCCTTAG